GGCGTACTTCACTACCCCGCGGACGATCTCCAGCAACAGCGCTTGTTCGATGCTCATGGTTTGGCTTTCCTTTCGCTCTCTGCCAGCTCTTTCTCCAGCAGGTTGAGTAGCAGTTCCACCGCCTTGGCCTGTGTATCGGCCTTGGCGATGTCACCAAGGTCAAGCGCCGTCTGCGCCTTGACGATGGTTGCCCGGTGTTCCTTCACCTTCACCAGCTTCAGCGCCGCCTCCTCTGGCGTGATGACGTCTCGATTCATCTTCGATACGATGTCGTCCACCATAGCTACGGCGAGCAGCGTGGCCTCGTTGATGACGTTCTGCACTTGCTGGGCAGGCGCCGAGAGCTGCTTGGACACCGGGATCTCGGCTGGTTTTGGCTGCATGATGCCGCAGCCAGCCATGGCCAATACCGCGAACGCGGCGATCAGGAGATTGGTAAGACGCTTCATTTGGCCTCCACGTTCTTCGCAGTGCCCTTGTTGATGCCGCTGTCGAGCATCCAGCCAAGCGTGAAACCGCCGGCGATCACCATCTGCATCTGCATCCCGGCGAGCGAGTCGCTGAAGATGACTGCCCAGACCGAGGTGACCAGCGCTCCCAGCGCGAACGACGAATTGCCTGGATGGTCGGCAAGCCAGTAGGCAAAAAAGTCCCACGACACGTCGCCGCGGTAGGCTTTCTTCACCCAATGCAGCACGGCACCGAGCGCGGCCATGAGGGCGAACAGAACTTCAGGTTGCAAGAGCTTTCCCATGTTGCACCTCCTTCTAGTAATCGAACGATTGTTGCGGCATTCCGATCAAGATCCTCAAATCTCCATGCAGGAATAAGCGCTTGGCGTTCCAGCCGATCGACCAGCCGCGTTTCCACAGCAGCGCGAACAGGTCCCCTCGATACCGGCCATCAGCAGCCGCCAGGTCAACCCCGAGCGTGCCCCGCTGGCCCTTGTCGGCGTGGAACGGGAAATCGCCAACATGCAGCGAATGCGGATGCCCGCCGGCGCCGCCTTCTGCCGCAGGGCGCGCGTTATGCGCCACGCATCGGCACCAACTGAGAGGATTCATCGGCCGCCCAAACTCGGTGCGCGCCTCCTGCAATGCCTCGGCCATCCCAGGGTGCAGGAGAATCAGGCCGCAGCCGCACTTGCAGCGCGCCTCGTCCTCGTAGAAGTCGGTCGTGCCGGCGAGTTTGACGCGCATCACTTCCCCTTTTGCACTTTGCGCATGTTCTCGAGACGGCCGCGAAGATAGTTCAGGTGGTTGATCTCCCCAGCCGTCAAGTGCTCCTTTCGCTCGAGCGCCGCGATCTGCGCGACCAGATCCTCCATCTGCTTGTCGAGCAAGTAGTCCACCTGGGCGCCCACCAGCAGGATCTCCTGTTTGCTGGCGAAGTTGTCTGCCAGGTAGCCGCGTGCGTGCCAGCCGCCGAACGCGAGCCCGGCGACCAGAAGGGACAGAAGTCCGGTGAGTAGCTTGGTAATCACGGTCACTTTCCTTTGCTCTGCTTGGCAAACTGCCGCACCGCCTCGATGCTCTTGTCAACCTCTTCCCGTGTCGGACGTTTTCCAAGCTCGCTCAGGAGAGATGCGTGGATGCCGTGCAGCGTGGAAGTCTGCTCGCCGAGCGCTCCGAGCACCTCGCGGTGCATGTCGACATCGCGCTGTATGTGGTCATTGAGGTTCTCGTGCACGCCCTTGATATCTTCGCGGCGGTGCTCTTCCGCCAGCGCCGCTGCCTCGGCGGCGGAGCGCGCGTGGTCGTGCGCCATGGTGATGCGCTTGCTCATGCCGCTGTAGACCTGCTTGCTCAGCCAGCCAAGCACGAAGAGGATGCTGGCGGCCACGGAGCCGATGATCCCGCTGTTCTGCTCGGCTGATTTCAGGAAGGAGATGATGTCCATGTACTTCCTAGCAATGGGCTTGCAGAAGAATGGTTTTCATAGAACCTCTTTCGGGATGACTACTTCCCTGCCCACCAACCCACGCACGATCGGATTGAGGCCCGTGTCGCTCTTTGGCTTCGCGCGCTTCTCTACCTCCGCTGCCATCGCTTCGATCCTTGCGCGCAGCGCGATCTCGTCGTTTACTGGCATGGCGACGAGGAACTGCCCTGCACTGGAACCGTCGTCGAACGTGAAGACCACGTAGCCGCTGCCGTCTTCATTGATTTCCTTGATCTCGTATTTCATCTCTCAGCTCCTCCTAGACGTAGCGGATACCTTCGGTGACGACCTTAAAGGGTGAGTGCACGTTCATGGCTGCATTGCCGCCCTTAGAGTCCGAAGCGAACGTCGGGTTTTGCGATGCAGCGCCAGCAGGCCCTTGAATCTGTGCTCCACCGCCTGGGTCTGGTTGCGACGGAATGGTGATGGTGTGAAAGTGCGAGAGTAATTCCGTGATCGTCATCGGGTGGTCGTCCTCGCCACCGCTTTCACCGAGCGTGCGCGCTTCTCCCGTCCAGGCAATGTCCCAGACCGGAGAAGACTTCGCCGTCATATTGATCACCGTGCCGTTCTGGGCATTGGCCAAGCTCGAGGCTAAGGCGATCTGCGTCGCGCTGACGCGTATCACGTAGTAGGTGGTATCGTCCACCAAGCCGGTGATCGTGCCGGAGGTCAGGTTAAACACGACCGCCATGCCGGTACGCCACTTGCGCAGGTTGCTCTGGACCGTGAGCCTGTCGGTAGCAATATCGACATCGGCGTCGACACCGTTGGCTGCTTCCGTCGGTGTGCCAGCACCAATCTTGTGGCGTCCAGGCGGCGGGATATTGAACGTGGTCGATCCATCCCCGGGTCCCCAGGTCGTGCCGATCTCGTTAAATAGCGCTGCGAAGCTCGTCCGGCTCTGCGGGGTGGTGGTGAGCGCGAGGTAACCGGCCGGCATGGTGGCCGTGCCGAAGTCCTTGACCGTGCCAATAGGCTCCGGGAGAGACATGGCGCGCCAGCGCGCGCTTGTCGCGTCATACCACAGGAACATGCTCTGCCCACCGCCCAAGGTGCAGCCGAAGGCGAAGCGGTTCGCTGCTGTAGAGAGTGCGTCCTCGTAGGTGAAGACGATCGGGAACGCGCCGACGTTGTGCACCCAGAGAAACGCGTGCGACGCCACCATACCAGTTACATTCCAGCGCGCATCAGAGTTGATGCGAAGCTGCTGCGCCGTCGCGAGGCCGGTGGGGTTGTAGTTGTTCTGGCTCGCGGTAATCTGCGCGGGACTTATGACACCCCCTATCAAGATGCCTGGGTTCTGCAGAATCATGTCGGTGCCGTCGTAGTGCAGTATCCCAACCATGCCGGCACTGATATCTCCAACGACCAGATTACCGCCGCCCGGCTTCTTGATCGTCTTCACGCCGTAGCTATTCAGATTCAACGTCGGCGCGGCAATCGTGTTCGCGTTCGGGAATTTGACGAAGTAGATCTGATCCGTGTTGTAGCCGTTCGGGACCGGGTCCATCGTCCCCGTGTAGGTGTCCGTGCCGCTCGCCGCGATGACGTCGATCGCCTCCTGGTCCATCGATTCGAGCATGCCAATGCAGGGCCGCAGCTCGAGGCGATCGCCAGCGACGTAGGTGCGGGGCAGGCTTCCATCCTGGCCGCGCACTACCGTAAGCGTGTCAGTCGCACGCGCCGTGACCTTCACCACCTCACGGTTGTCAGAGGAGTCGATCAGCGTGGCGTAAAAGTAATCCGCGGCACCGAGAGCTGGAAAGCGCGCGCCGTGCCCGCCGGTGAGCGGGATGCTCGTGACGATATCGTTGATGCCAGAAGCTAGTAAGCCGGTGGCGTCGTTCTTGTGCTTGATGCCCATGGGCCGTGTCTCCTAGCCGATGTCGTAGTAGGAAGTGGTTCGCTGCGGCATGCGGGAGAAGCCCTTGGCCCGGTGCACCGAAGCGGTTCCGACGGCCGTGTCGAAGTTGTCGCGCTCCTCTTTTTGCCTGGCCACTCTCGTCCATGGTTTGTCCGGCATGCCGTAGAGAATCGCTTTTGCGCCCGCGGCGATCGCCTGCAGGTGCTTGAAGTAGAGCAAGTCCTCCACCGCCGTCGCCGTATGGGTGGGACGCAGCGCGACGCGTACCTTCAGACCGTCGGTGATCGCGTCCGCAGGCGCGTCGACGAGCCGGATGGTGCTGTAGGGAGGATCCACGATGTACGCCTTCACCTCCCCGGTCTCGGCCTGCCATTCGATGTCCGGGTTGGCAAGGTCGAGCTCCGCGCGGCTCGTCGGATCGATGTGCTTGCCGTCATAGCGCACGTCGATCACCTCCACAATCTCGGTGTTCGTCCTGGGCGCGAGGACGTAAGAAGGCGTGAGGGCGATGGAACTGATCGCCGGGACGTCGTACTGATCCACCCAGGTCCGCTCGCAGAACTCGATCGCCGCCTCTAGCACTGCGTTTCGCGCAAGGAGTTGCGGGCAGTGCAGCACGCTCGGGAGCACCTGCGGCAGGAAGTCACTGAGCGGTTTGGTTGCCATCGGCTGGCTCCTTTTTCTCGGCTTCCTTCTTCGTCGCCTTGCCAGCCCCGACTAGCACCGCAAAGCCGTCGTAGAAGAGTTTTGCTCGGCCCGAGAGCACCGTCTCGTCGTCCTTCACTTCTGCCCGGAACACCATGTAGTGGTGCATGGCCGAGTAGTAGATCTCCTGCACCTGCGCGGGGATCTGCGCGCCCACGTCGGCCATCTCCGCGGGGAGCGCGGCCCACTGCCCGACGAGGATCTGCGGATCAGGCGACTTCGGGTAGATGAAGAACTTGAGTGGGTCCTTGTCGTGCCGGAACCAGTTTTCGGCCGGCGCCGCGGTGTCGTTCCACCAGCCACTATTGAAGCGGTCGATGTCGGCGCGGCGCGCTTCGATCACCACCTGGCCAACCTTCACCTGGAAGATGTCCATGAGGACGATGGCGCCCGCCGGCGCGCTCTGCAGGGCGGTCCCTGGGGTGCAGGTGATGTCGCCGATCGTGGAGAAAAGGTCCGGACGAAGCAGTGCCAGCTCGCGCACGAAGTCGTTCGCGTACTGCGTCATCTTCGCGTCCGAGATCCTGTAGGACGGATCGCTATCCTCGTCCTGGATCGTGTCGCGAACCTTCGAGACGATCGTCGAGAGCGCCGGCATGGCTTATTCGAGCGTGCGAGCGCTCTTGCCGGTTGCCACGGTCGGACCCTGCCTGGAGGTATCCGCCTGCGTCTCCGTGGCGGCCTCGTTCGTGTTCTTGGTGATGTCGCCGTTCGTCTCGGCCCTGGGCTTTCCCTCGCCGGCTTGCTGGACGGCGCCGGCATCATCCACCACGGCGGCGCCCACGAGGTCCGACGCCTTGCCGAGCTTCCAGATCTCCTGATGGCGCAGGAGCGCGGCCGCCTTGTCGAGCGGGTAAGGCTGCACGTCGCCGGGCTTTTGCCAGACGGTCTTGGTGTGGTTCACGTTGTCGACCTTGAAGTCCTTCTTGCCGATGTAGACAATCGGGACAACCTGCTGCTGTGCCTGTTGAAGTTGCTGCTGCATGCTCGCCTCCTTGAAAAGCCGGCCAGGGCCGTTACGGCGGCCCCGGCCGGTACTTCGCTTACGTGTGCTCGCCGAATCCGATCGCGACCCAGGCTGCCCCGTCGAACTGTGCCTCGACGAAACCGTTTCTGGACGCGGCGATCGCCCGCGCGAGCGTGGTGCCGCCGGCAGCCGTGCCCGACTTCACCGTCGCCGAAAAGGCCCCGGGCGCCGCCGAATTGCGCATCACCCTGACCTTCATGCCCTTCCTTGCGTTCCTGACGTTGAGGCCAACGAGTACGGCGCCCGACAGGTTGTTCGTCAGGACGTACACCGCGGAATCCACATCGGCGGGAAACAAGTCGAGGTTTCCGGTGGCGTGGGCCGTATCGACCGTCAGCTCCTTCAGCGTGTTCGCGTTGATGACCTGAACACGCCCTTGCTCGCGGATCTGCATGGCGGCCTCCTTACTTGTCCGCCGGCCAGCCCACCGTGGCGTTTTGCGCCCCGGAGGTCCAGGCCGAGACATTGACCCGGTGTTTCGGGTAGATGTCGTCGAGCTCGATGTCCTTCTCGGCGGCCGAGCTCGAAGTTGCTTCGGAATGCAGGTCGGTCCAGTTCGTACCGTCCAGCGAGCCTTGGATCTTCATCGTCGCCGTCCCCGTTGCCATGGAGAGGTGAAAGATCTTCTTGCCCGGCGGCAACGCCACCGGGACGCTTGCCCCGGTAGCGCTCAGCGCGTCGATGAGCTTCTGCGTCTTCATTACCTGTTGCAGCATGGCGTTCTCCTTACTTCGTACCCGTCGCCTCGCCCATCGCGACCGAAGTGAGCTTGGGCGAACTGGTGAAGTTCGCGCTCGCAACGGTCACGATGACGTAGACGTCGAAATCGAAGGTGATGGGATGGGCCGCCGAGCGGAACACGCCCGCCGCGGAAGCCACGTCGATGCCGGTGCCCCAGAAGTCGTCGACGGCCGAAGGGCCGTCGGCAGGGTTGACCGGCGCATAACCGAGCTTCAGGGTCATGCCCGTGCCGCAGTCGTCGAAGACGAGCTTCTTCTCGTCGACGCGCGCACCAGCGGGAAGCCGCTGGATGCGCAGTACGTCGTTCGCGAGAATGCCCGCCTTCTGGAACGGCTTCGACCAGACCGACAGGTTGCCGTACTCGCCGGCGTGGGGAACCTGTTGAACCAGGCTATCGTTGTCAATCGTTGGCATTGTCTTTTCTCCTTACAGCAGCGCCTTACCGGCCGCAGAGTTGGGATCGGGCGCGTAGGAGTCGACCACGGCAACACCGTGATCGGTGGTCTTCTGCGTTGCCCCCGTGAGCACCAGGAAGCGGTTCTTCGCGCAACCGCCCATCCCGGCGACCGAGGTTTCGACCGCGTTGTCGTGGTCGACACGCTCCTCATGCCAGGAATAGTGGTAGTCCGAAGCGCCGTGAATCCCGTATGCTTTGGATTCCGCTTGCGCGCCCACGAGAAGCGCCCTGTCGGTATCCACCGCGCAGGTTGCCGTCGTCGTCGCGAACACGTCCGCGTTCGTTGCCACCGTCACCACCTCGCCCGCCGCGAAGCGGACCGCGATGCGCTTGATGGGCCGAACGAGGATGCCCGCCCAGATCCCGACGCCGCCGAAAAACAGCGGATGCCTGGACCCCTCGAAGCGCTTGTAGGCGTTCGAGAGGAACGTGCGCCAGGCTTTTTCCCCGGTGCGCGTCTGCAGGTAGTGCCACTGCCTCCAGGTGACAAGCAGGAGCCAGACGGGATCGTCCCACCCGTACTTGTCCTCCTTTACCCGGATGGGTTGCAGGGGGACGTCGGACTCGTGCATCGTCGCCGCGAGCCGGTCGATGGTCGGCAGGTCAAGCAGGTCCGCCGTGTCCAGATTCGCGAGACCCGTCGCGTCGCCGGCGTAGAAATGCCGGTTGAACGTCGGGGCGAGCACCGTATTC